AATTTACTCTTTTTTTTCTTTTATCCTAGCTTTTCCCTTAAACCTCCTTTTTTTAACGTGCGCGAAGCGACGTAGCCTGCCTTTCCGGTTTTCGATTTCTGTATATATTTTGTTTCTGTAGTATATTGGTAATCCTATTTCTAGTCCCTTCCTCGTTCTATATGTTTCTACCGTATTTCCTTTCTTATATACATTTCTTTTCTTATCTTCTCTATTAACGTAATTCTTACCTATACCTTTACTTGTAAATATTTTACTTTGGTATTCTTTATGCTTTACGTCTATTTTATTTACATATTTTACTATATAGTTTATTGTCTTTTCGTTCACATATTGCCCAATCCATACTTTACCGTATTTCCAAATTGTTTCTATGTCTTGCTTTTGGTCTGTCCATACTACTCCATGTATGTGTACTCGTTCTGTATTTGTACCGCCTAGCTCTGTTACTAGCCAGTGCCTTAAGGTCTTTCCATATTTCTTCCTCCATCTTTCAGTGTATCGCCGAATGGCTATCCGACATACTTCATTGTCCCTGTTATATCCTGTAAGTTCTTTTATCTCTTTTTCTATCTTATTTAGTTCATAGTCATTAAACGTATATGTTACGAAGTGTGCATTCCTATTTCTTCTCAGGTCTTCTTGTAATCTTACTTGCCACTGTCTTGCTTTTTGTTTTCTACATTCTATGCACTTTCCTCATCCTATTGGTACGTATAGTACCCTTATATCTTTAACGACGGGAATCTTCCCGCCGTTCTTTTTATTTGCCCTGTATTTTGGGTTGTTTATTAGTTTTGGATATAAGCACATTATTTTTTTTCCTCATATTCTTTTTGTGCTCTATCTTTTAACTTGTCTTCTTCGTGTTTATTTATTATTTCTTGATTGTTTTTTTGAAAGTCTCTTGCCCATTGTTCCCATTCTTTACCCATCGGTATTACGAACTCTAGTTTTTCTTCTAATGTACTATTCCATAACCATTCCCATGCATTGTATATTGTCATTCCTCCTGATTTTAGTGTTTTTATTATTACACTATCGCTTGGTGCTAGATCATTTATCTTTAATTTATTTAAGTCTAGTTTTTCTAATTCATTTTTTGTGCTTGTTAGTTCTTCTCTTGCTTTTGCTTCACTTGTTTGTGCTGCTTTAAGTTTTATACCCGCATCTATATTTTCCGCTTTTTTTACTAAGTTTTCGATTTCTTGTCTACCTCTTGGGTTTGTTCCTTCTTTAATATCTGCATCTGCGTTTGTATCTCTTGCATTTGCTTTCATCATTTCTGTTTGTGCTGCTATTAGTCCTGCTTGCATATCTACACCTTTACTCTGTGGTGCCATTCCTAGTCCTGCATTTCCTCCTGATGCACTTCCTCCACTTTGGCTTCCTGTTGTAGCTCCACCGCCTCCTTTCATTCCATACATTAATGCTGGGTTTAGTCCTGCTTTTTTCATCTGCTTCACCTGATCTGGATAATTTGTTTTTAACCACATTTCATATTGTAGTTCATGCCCTTGTATGTTTAGTCCTGTTTGATTCATGAATTGTTGTTGCATCATATCTTTATTGTTTTTATGCTGTATATCCATGAACTTTTCTGTTCTTTTATCTTGTTGCCCCATTGTAAGCTGGTCGTATATTGCGTTTCCTGCTACTCCTGCAACTGTTGCTCCTATTCCACTTCCTCCTGCCATCTTATTTTATTTTTTTGTTGAATGTTTTTATTCTTTTTAATGCTTTGTCTACTCTGTATCTTGTGTAGTCATCCATATTTATTACTTCTATCAACGACTTTACATAGTCTACTTTATCGTTTATTTCTAACTTGATTATTTTGTTATTTATGTAACCTTCTGTATCTACTATTTTCATTTTCGCGCTTTTTAATTTTAAGCGTTATACTTCCTTGATATATAAGTACAAATGCGTACCACTTACTTTTAATTTAGGGGAGATACTTACTCTAACTAGGCTCATCTATGTTATTTCAGCACTCCCCTCTTTTATTCATTATTAGTCGCTCGTACCATTTGTCGACTCGGCTCCGCCGTTATCCATTTCTATTACTTTTGCTTCCTTACCATCTTTTGGTTTCTCTGCTCTTGCATCTCTTTTGGCTTGTATATTTTTCTGTACTGTGTCCATTGCATCTGCTGCTACTTCCCACCTATCTGTTCTTATATTATAGCCTCCTACTACACCTTCATTTCTTTCCGTGTATATTTCCGGAGCTCCATCTGAGATGGGCTCCTTATTACTCATTATCCTTTCGATTTTATGTTCGATTGGTTCTCCTTCTACTCTTGGCACACTCTTTATTGTGCTTTTACTATATTTTGGTATTTTATACATTTTATTTGTTTTTATAGGTTAGGTATTACTTTTGCTGACATTTTACGTCTTGCTGTGTTCTTCACTCCGATTTGAGTCCAGAAGTTTTGTGCGCTTATCTCTGTCTGTGCGAATATGTAGTTGTACTTACTCGGGTCTACGTACGTTGTTAAGTCTGTAATTCCTCTATCATCTCTTTCGTATCTTCTGTTTAGTGTCATAAACATTTCTTTATTCTTCTCCGCAAAGTTTCCTCTCGTCTGATTTACATTTGTCATATATTGTATCCATGCTGGTTGTTTTCCTGCACTATTATATATTAAATCTCCATTTGTTTCGATACTTGTGTCCGCCCAATTTAATTCGTCTGTAGTCATGTCTTGCCATCCTATCTGCCCCAGTTCCGGCTTATAGAAGTCGTCCATTGTTTTTAATCTTGTATTCCACTTGTTTCCTTGACTATAGTCAATTCTTGGTGTTATACTCACAATTCCGATTATAAATCCGACTTCATTTGTCTTTATCTTAATCTTTCCTCCTTTGTGTTTTCCTGTTAATCTTCCTCGTCCTGCTAATGTTCCTAGTGGTTGCGTTTCTCCATCTACTTGTGTATCTGTTTGTGCTATTACCTCCTCGAACGCTAGTTCTTTTATTAGGCTTCCGTGATATACTGGGCTCTCTATACTTTTTGCTCTATCGTGTGTATATACTGCGTCTAACCAGTCGTCGTATGTTCCTCCACTTACTGCAATTCTGTTTAGCATATTATATACCTTGTTTGCTAAGTTTAATGCGTCTATTGTAAATACGTCATCTCCTACTGCGTTCTGTGTTATTTTTACACTAGATACCTCATTTACTCCATTATCTCCTTCTATCCATTCTTTACTTATCCAATTATTGAATAAATCACTTTGATATGTTTTAATTGGTAGTCCTTCCTGCGTTGCTTTACAATACGCATTTTCCCACGTTCCGTCTTTTCCTAGTCCTAGACCGTATGGTGCATCTGTTTGCTCATCTATTAATACTGCCGTATTTTGTCCTACTGCTTGTAGAATCTCCATTTTCATGTTATCTATGTTCTCAAGTGGGAACTCTGTTAACTGTGGCTCTCCGTTTCCTCCTTGCTCTGTATTTAATACATGGTCTAATGCTGCTGTATTTCCTGTCACTCCGTCAAGCTTGTACGAATTACCACTACCTCTCTCTAATAGGTATTGGTCACATATTAGCAATGATGTTCCTCTATTTCCTGTACTTTCCCATTTGAAACTTCCGAACACTTCTGTTAAATCATACGTTGTTGTCCCTCCTTGGTCTGTTACATCTACTGTTAAGCTACTTGGGTCTGCTTGTCCGAACTCTGGTCTACTCTGATCCCACTCCGCTTCTATTGTTAGCGATATACTACTTGCTCCTAATGTTGCTATTTGTTTTGTTGTATTTAATATATCATCTACTGTTGTTGCTCCTGTGTTATATCCAACTGTAAATTCTGCACTATTCATTTTGAAGCTGTTATTCATATCTTCAGCATGTATTACGAATCCTCTTGGTTTTTTTACTCCGTTGAATTCTCCTTCTTCTTGTAGGTTTGCATAGTATTGCTTATATATTTCCCATACTCCTAGATATGGTACTGCGTTGAATTCTCTTTTTATATCTCCTTCTCCTGTCTTTTTTCTCCCTAGACCTCGCATATTTAAGTAACTATATATACTACTACTATTTATCTGTGCGTTGTCATCTTCATATTCTGCCTTTTTATAGTTTGCGTTTAGCTCCATTTGTGGCAACAATATGTTTTTCATGTCCATCCCTATATTCAGCATGTTCATGTGTAGTTTTCCTTGGTATAATCTTACTGGTACCTCGAATACGTCCAGTTGTACTTTATATCCTCCGAATAGTGGCCCTACTGTTGGTAATGTTTTTACGTCACATTGTAAGTCTATGTCGAAGCTATCGCCCGGCAATGCCACCTCTGTCATGAATGGTACTAATGTACCTGCACTCATACTGCTTCTCCATATGTACCCTAGATCATGTGTACTTCTTCCGTAATTTTTTAGACTTACTTTCTGCTCATTTCCTGAGCCTAGTCTGTCTCCTCCAATTGTTGTTTTCATTTTTTTTTATTTATTTGGTTTATTTTTTTTCTTGTTCTCCGTTTATCTGGTCTAATATCATCATTACTTGTATTATCCGATTCCATGTTATTTCTTCTAATTCTTTCCGAACTTCATCTTTATCTTTTCCTTCTTCTGTTAGTCTGTATTTCCCCATCACTCCGAAACTCTTACCTTCTACTGTAATTATTGTGAATGGGCTGTTTTCGATTTCTTCTCTTTCTATTAGCTCTTTATTCAAAGAGTCGTTGTTGTTTGTTTTTTCTTGCTTCGTTGACATAGCATCTAACTCTAATACTTCCGTTTCCATCTGTTCTAAATTCTTTAGTTGTTTTAAATATTTGAAATTCTCCGTTGTTTACTTTTTCTTTACTTATTAACTCTCCGGTTTCCACGTCTACTATTACGCTTTCTGTCCTCCATTGTATTCTTCTGTAATTTCTCATCTGTAAATGGATTTATTTCTGTTTCTTCTACAATTTCTGTCCATACGTTTCCAAAATTTATGTATTTTCTAAGGCCATATATTTTTTTTAATAACCTCAGTATAAACTTCAAAATCTTTACGATTTTCGTCATACTTTTTCTATTTATTGTAGGGTAGGGGAGTTGACACTTTGTCCTTATATAGCCTGACATTCCGTCGTTTTACATACTATATATTATAGGACATTTTCTATCTTGCTGACTTTCAGCCTTTTACCTCTTTCCCTGTTTTTAATTCTTTGCTAATTTACTCTTTTTTTTCTTTTATCCTAGCTTTTCCCTTAAACCTCCTTTTTTTAACGTGCGCGAAGCGACGTAGCCTGCCTTTCCGGTTTTGTTCTTCAGCGTTGGCATTCCATATAGTTTTT